CCCGCGCGCCCATTCAATGCGCTCCGGGTTGTTGCCGTGTTGAATGTTTCCGGCTACGGCCACCTTGACCACTTCCAAAATGGCGTCAGGGTGGTAGCCCATGAGATAGTCCCACAAGGGCAACGCCTTACGGGCTGCGTTATCGTTTGGTAGCATGCGGTGTAATCCAGTTGGTTATGAAGCCTTTGCCCCATGCAAAGGTGTAGAAACAGGCCAACACAACAATACCCCATTGGTGGTTGGTCCACCCAGTGTAAAACCATGCCGGTTCACTTAGCAACCCGCAGACGCTGGACCACCTGCGGACCTTGAGGCTAGCCGACTGCGACAGGAACGCAGCCGACAGCCCGAACACCGGTATAGCGAACTGGTCAAGCCCCATTGGCGGGCCGCAGTTCGTGGAAGGCCGCCAGCCATTCGGGGCCGGCCAGTCCAGGGGCGTACCCATTCAGGTGAATGTCCCGCAGCGCGCGGGCTTGCTCCACGATGCCGGGCGGGTAGACGATATCAACACCGTGGTTGGGTAGAAGCTGCTGGGCTTCGATGGCCAGGGCTATCAGGTCAGCCTTCTTGCAGCCCGCCGTGATGGTCAGCGGCAGCTTGTACTGTTTGCGTAGGGCAGTTTCTAACTTGTGCTCTACGCTGACGTACCCGGTAATGGCCGCCTTCCACGGCTTGTTCAGGTCCACCAAGTAGCCTTCGTGCCCGTCGTGGAGTAACCCTTCAAACGGGTCCGCCAGTTGCAACTGCTCACACAGCATTGCCACCAGCAACTGGTGTTCCGCCACGCTGTAGAAGCGGCGCACGTGGCCACCAAAGCGGCACATCATGCTGGTTGCGTGCGCCATTTCCTCCGCGTCAAACACGGGCGCGTCAATGTAGAACCGGTTGCCCTTCACTGTTGAAATGTAGGGCCGCTCACCTTCGAAACCGTATTTCTGACTCATCAGAATGCCACCGTTGGGTAGCCCTTGCGGCACTTCCACTGCAGGGAAAGCCAACCTTCCGGCACGTACGTGACGGTGCCGCCCAGCGTAATGATGCGCTGGGAGCCACCACCGATTACGCCCGGTGACGCAGGCTTGAACGCGACGAAGGCGGGCGAATCCACACGGACGGTGTGGCCGCCAGGGAACGTAAACACCCTCCACTCTTCATCAGTCAGGGGCTTGAAGTCTAGCGACTCCAACACGTCAAAGCTGACGATATCCCCGGTGGTTGGGTGTTTGATGCTGATACGCCGCAGGTTTCTGCCTGCGGGCTTGGCGTCGGCTACGGGCTCGTTCATGCGTGCGGTGTCCTTCTAGTTTGCGGTGTATGCGCCGTCCACCATGTTGACAAGCTGCCGCTTGCCGTCATGCTGCAACAGCACGTGGGTATTCAGCCAGGAACTTGGGCCGTGCGTATAGTGTAACCGCAGCAGCGTAGACGTGCCGGCTTGGTAGCAACCCTCTTCAATGCCGGGGCTGTGGCTGTGTTCAATGATGGACTTGGTACCGATTCGCGCCATGTTCTTGCGGCTCCCACGGGCACCGTTGGGGCCAATGTCACCGTGGAACGCAAGCTCCACGTCCGCAAGGCTGAATGACTCGTCCAGGGTGAGCACGCGTGACTGCGGGACCTGCGCCAGTTCGAACCAGTATTTGAAGGGGTCCGGGTAGCTGGGGCCGCGCTCCGTCATCTTGACGTTTTCGCGCATGTACAGCGCAGTCTTCAGCCCAAACACACTGTTGGTGTGATCGGTGCGCCAGTTGAACCGCTGCAGCATCCAACGGCGGAACATGTCGTTATGGTTGGCCGCCTGGATGACGTTGGTAATGCCGGGGTACGTGCGGGCGCGTACGTGGTCAATGGCGCGGTGGACTTCGGCGCCCATGTCGTCACGCCCAGACTGCGCCTTGGCCGCTTGAATGAAGGGGTCAAACTCGTCATGGTGGTTGATGGCGTGCGAGTCCAACAGGTCCGCCCATATGACGTACTCCGGGCGCAGCGTCTGGACAAGGCCAGCTTCCCCGAACGTCGCACGGTCAACCAAGGGGTCCGTGAAGTCCACATGGGTGTCACCCTGCGCCAACGCCTTCGGGCGCGGGGCTTTCACCACCTTGCCGTTGGCCTTGTACATGACGCCGCGCACACCGTCCGTAATGGCGTTGTGCGTCTTGCTGTAGTGCAACTGACGCATGTGGAACTTGGCGCCATCAAACTCCACAATCACAGCGCTAAGGCTGTGGTGGAATTCGCCAATTTTACCGGTGCGGCTGGCCGTGTAGTTGGGCACGGTGCAGATACCGGTAGTGGTGAGAATCTTGGCCATACGGTTGTTGGGTGTTGGCACCGTACGGAACTGGAGCTTTGCGTGGGGCAGAATGCCGCTGCTGGCGTGGCTCATGCCGTCCAGGCTCGCAAGTGGCTGCGCAGCCGTGGGTTGCGTGGGCACATCCGCCAGCAGCGTCAAGTTTGGGTTCAGGTCCAACCGCTGGTTCCACAGGTAGGGCACCACAGCCTTGTCATAGTGTTCGCTGTTGGCTTGCGAGCCCGACCAGTGGGAAGTGGGGTTCTTGTACCGCGTAGGCATCACGAACAGTTCCGCCTTGCGGTGGCGTTGGGCTGTCAACAGACACGCCCAGAAGTCTGCGTGGACTGGCGTAGCGTTCTGGGCCGCTACTGCGATGGCCACGGGGAAGGTGGCCGGCAGGTCCCTGACGTACACGTGAGTGGGTGCATGTACCCCGTACATGGGGTCATGCGCTTTGCGGAAATCGTCAAGGGACTTACCGGCCATGTTGGCTTACTCTTCCGTTTCTGAGGATGGATTGCGCAGGGTGTTGGCAAACTCGACTGAGCCCGCCCATACCCGTTTGGCCGTGCTGCGGCCTGACACGCTGGGGGCGTCCACGACATGGTCCGCGAATTGCTCACGGAATGCGCTGATGTCGGTTTGGCTTATGCCGGCCAGCTTCACAAAGTCGCCTTCGTACTCCCAACCGTTCTTGCCCAGCAGCTTGAGGGCCGCTTCAATCTTTTCGGGCACGATATAGTTGCGGTCATGAGCTTTGCGGAAATCCGCCAGCGACTTGCCAACCTTCCGGGCTGGCGCGGGTTTCGTTGTCTTCTGAGGCATGCGTGCGGTTACTCCGTCAGTGAATCAACATGAAAAGACAGGACAGGCAGGGCTGAATACAGGTCAACACGGCAGGCTATTTCCACGGCCTTTTCCGCCGTTGCCCCGCAGTGGAGGGCGCCCAAGGCTGCTTTGACCCCGGAGCCTACAGCATAGAAGGGGGCCGTTACAAGCTCCGGCCTGCACCACCGGTCATAGGTGAAGAGCCCCTTGCGCGTCAAAACGACGCCTTCAAAATCGGCCATGGATGACACGAGACTGTCACGAAGCTTGGCTTTCCCACGCTTCGCGCGCAGCCAGTCCAAGAATATCAGGCCGGGCGTTGACTCACCCTGCAGCCCAACAATCATGTCAGGGTACTGGTATATCTTGATGCAGTGGGCTTTCCAGTCCCCTGCGGACTCGTCCGACATGGACACACACGAATCAGCGGCTAACGTGCCGTCACGGTATGCGATGGTGGTCATTGTTCGCGGCTCAACCCTGGAATAATTGCTTTGGAGCTACACCGGCAGTTTATATCTTCACCGGGCCGTTTGTACTTGCCGTCAGCGGGGTCAAGCCACCCCGTCCGCAAGTCGTATATAACACCTTCGCGCCCGGCCTTCACGTGAGTGGGGCGGGGCTCTTTGCCTGCGGTAGAGTGCACCCAGCGCGCGTGGGTTATGCCTAACTCCATGCGCCGCGTATCTTCAAAGCTGGCCTTGGCCTTGTTGTTCTGGTCGCGAGCTATGAAAGCGGCCCGCCGCGTGGCAATGCTGTAGGACTTCTCTAGGTTACGAGTCAGCGCGTTCATGTCGCTGCCCGTGGTGACAGCGTCCCACACCTGTTGGGACACGTCCTTGAGGAACTGTTGGGGGATGGTGCGTATTAGGTCAACGTTGGCTTGCACCCGCACGTTGTACGCCATCAGCATGGGCTTGGTTGGTTTGAACTTCAGCGTGAAGCCAGCGCGGTTGAAGCTGGCGCGCACACCGTTGTCTGTAGCGGTCCAGGCGCGGCGGGCGAACTTGTCCGCTATGCCCGTGCTCATGCCGTCCCACTTGCGCACCCATTTGTTGCTCCAGGCGTCCAGCGAACGCTTCAGCATCTTGTCAATGGGTTCGTCACGGGCTAGCGGGTTGTCCCCGGTAGCGAACGCCAGCCGCAGCGGCGTCAGAATGTCGTCCAGCATCTGGTGGAGTGGTTCCAACAGTTGGTTGGCGTACCAGACTTCCACGCCCACGTTGGGCCAAACTGGGTCACACTCGACTGGCTGGAGGGCGGCTAGCTTCACATCGTTCCCCGGTACGTGGGCGCCACCGTATCCGAATGGTGACGCCCACGTCAAGTTCAGTTCTTGCGGGAACTAGAGCTTGCTTTCTTCCGTGCAATCTGCCGGTCCTTGTCCGCCTGACTGGCCCCGTGGGTGCGCTCTTTGCCAGCTTCCTTGGCACCGTGTTTGCGCTCCCGGTCCGACTGGTCAGCTTCGTGGCGCCGGTCCTTGTCCGACTCCTTGGAACCGTGTTTGCGCTCCCGGTCCGCTTCGCTGCTGGAGTGTTCGCGGTCCGCGTCATTCTGGGCGCCGTCGTGTTCCTGCTGCATCGTCAGCGTTATCTGGTCGGGGTTCAGTTCGGGCGGGGGTCCTTCCAGGCCGCTGTAGCCGCTGTTGGGGTCATTCTGCAACCGCTGCCGCTCTTCCTCCGGGCTGATAACACCCCGGTCAATGTAGTTGGCTCCGGCTGTTGCGTCGGCCGTGCGGATTTCGGAAAGCTCTTTCTGGCTGGGCTCTTCCAACGGTACCCACTCGTGGGTGATATCTTCGTCAATCGTGCCGAACAGGTGAAGCTGCAGCACATCCAACAACACGTCAATGTTGTCGTCCGGTGCGCCTTCCTGCTCACTGTGCAGGTGATCGTAGTACACCGTGATTTCTTCCTCGCTGGATGCGTTAAGCCCGCCAGGGCTACGGCCAATGAGCTTGACCAACGGCATTTTGGACGGGCTGGCCATCTGCTCTTGAAAGTGGGCCATCAGTTCCGCAAGCCCGGACAGCGGGGTGTTGAACTGGAAAAACTCTTCCGTGTCCTTGTCAATCAACATCAGCCCACGGCTACCACGGACCTGATTGAACAACATGGCGCGATTCTGCAAGCCGTCTGCCCCGTCATCCTCCAGCACGCTGGCAAGGTTGGTGGCCACACCGGACGTGCTGTAATTGTAGAGCATGTCCGAAACGGAGTCGCGCGCACGGAACCACTGCAGGGTGTAGGGCTCCATTAGCTGCGACATGGACAGGCCGCTGAAGTTATAGGCGGGCTTGAACAGGTCGGGCACCGGGCGCGAGATGAACGGCAACAGCCGGCTAGCGTGGGTTTTCTTGCCCAAGATGAACCACGACACAGGGCGGAAGAAGTCCGACGCTGTGGGGTCAATACTGTTGTAGGAATACGGGGTTGTCCACATGGGTTCGATAACTGACAGCGACTCTAGGCAGTCAACACCCAACGTTTCCTCTTTGTACTTCAGGGGCTTCTGGCGGGCCAAGTCGCTGTCCTGGCCCTTGATGCCCATGTAAATCTGGGAGCGGCCAAAGTAGCCGTCTAACTCGATTGCCTTGCGCCACAGGGCGCGGACCTTGAAGTGGTCCAACGCGTCGGTAATGGTCTTTATCTTGTCGTCCTTGTCACCGGCTGCGGCGGACTTCAGCAGAATCCAACGCCGCGTCATTTCCTTGGCCGTGGTCTCGGACGCTGCGCGGTACTCACTGCGCAACGCAAGCTCAGCCAGATAGGGGTAGCCGGGGAAACCAACAAGGCCACACTGTTGGTTGGCCCACGTGTACATGGGCGCCACCATGGCCGAGTCCAGGGCCATGTGCCGGGTTTCACCCAGCAGGGGGCGCAGGGCTTTCACGTTCGTGGGGATGACGCCAGGGGGCAGGGCGGGCGCCTGGAAGGGGCGGGCTTTCAGGACCACGCCACCGTAGCGGGCAAGGCCGCGCTCTTTCAGTTCGGTGTCCGTCAGGTCGGACAACCGGCGCATGTCCATGGCGTTGAAGGCCGCCACGTGCTGGGTGCGCACCCGTGGCCCTTTGGCCTTCTTGACGACGGGGGGCCGTGACCGGTTCGCGGCCACTTCCGCCTTGGCTGCTGCCCTTACGCGGGCGGGGTAGGCTGGGTTGGCCTTGGGCTTACTGCGTTTCATCGTGCTGTTCCAAGTGATGGGACTTGACAACCACCCCCAGTTTGCGGGGTGCGAACGCCATCATAACCGCGTCGGCTAGGTTTGGCGAACTTACGTCATCTGGGGTTTTGTCCACGCACACTTTACCCGTTTTCGACTGTATCCACACCGGCTGGGATAGTTCCATGCACAGCCTGCGGACTTCGGGCGTGCCGTCTCGAATCACGATGATTTCCGATTCATCGAAATCCGGGGGCAGGGTGCCGTGTTCTTTGAAGTGTTGCACAGCGCGGTAGGTGTTGCGGAATAGGATACGCAACCACCACCAAGCCTGCGCTTTGAAATTCTCGAAGTAGTCGATAGCCTTGCGCTCCGTGCCGGGGAATGCCTTTTCAGGATTCAACACGGCGCCGCTACCCCGGAAGGGCGTAACCAACACCCGCCTGATGTTTTCCTTGGCCCTGGCGTCATTCACTTCGCGCGCATCACCTCGCACGGTTGCGCCAAGTCCGTCAGCGTCATACACGAAAGCCGTATGCTTCCACTCGTCCGCGTAGCCGAACGCCTTCACAACGCTGTCAGCTATTTCCCATTCACGGCCGTTAATCATTCCAATGCCGCGCCAGCTTCTAACATCCTCCAACAGGAAGCCATGCTTGGACGCGTAGGCACACTTGTCTTTACCCTGGTCAGCTACGTCCATGGCGCCCGTGCGTGCACCGCTAGGCGTCAAGCCCAACAGTATGTCAGCGTCCAGGGCAGCCTGCACATGCGTCTGGGGTATGATGATACCTTCCACGGACGCCGTGTATGAAATGTCAATTTCCTGCGCCACCACAACGGGGTCAAGCTCCGCACACTTGCGGTCATACCAAGCTTGGTCTTTACGTGGGTCATCCCGCCAGTGGAAGGTGAACTTGGGGATGGCTGGGTTGAACGCGCGCTCCGCAAAGCTGTTGGCTGTGCCGTTCACGCTGGATATGTCAATGCGGCAGTCAGTGGTAGCTGACAGCGACGCGTCAATAAGCTTGGGCCGCTCCACGTGGGCGGACTCGTCCACGCCATAGATAGCCGTACGGCCACCGCGCCCGATGTTGTCCCCAGCTTCCCCGGTGATGCTGCTTTCAGTCCAAGGGAAGGTCAGGACCATGTGTTGGCTGTTGCGCTTGGGGTGCCAACCGTTGCGGAAGCAGGGCGGAATGTACTGCAGGAACTTGCGGCCCTTGTAGAACAGGCAGTCCGGGTCACCGCTGCGGTCTACCTTATCTTCCTTGGCTGACCCAACACCTATGTTGATGTTGGCCCAGTGCAGGCACAGCGTCACGGCCATGGTCATGAACAGCCAGGACACGCCACAGTCGCGGGACTTCTCAGTCAAGCCCGGCTCTTTCTTCTGCCACCGTTCAAACAGCCACTTGCACCAATCGACTTGGCGGGGCATGAGGATGAACGGCATAAGCGGAGTACGGCCAGGGACGCCAGCCACCCGTGGGTCAATGGTCACGCCCCAGTCGTTAATGAAGTCCCACGGGTGGAATTTATAGTGAACCTTGAAGTCAGCCACCAAGCTGGGGTCCTGACTCAACGCTTGGAGGATTCGCGCCCGCTTCTGCCATACGGGCAAATAGTCCGGGTTCTTGTAATCGAAAGTGGGGCGGATAACGTCCGCTACAACGGCGTTCATCATCCGCCCCAGTGGCTTACGCCTGTGACAACGTGATGTTGGACGGGACGGACAGCGTGATGGTGCTGGCCGGCTCCGTGACAGTCAGGTTGCCGCTGTTGACAGGACCGTAGACGGTGTTACCCGCCGAGTCCTTGGCCGTCAGGGAAACGTAGTACGTGTCCGCTGCGACGTTGGCGAACGAAAGCGAAGTCTGACCAGGGGTCAGGCTGGCGGACTGGTTGTTGGCCGACTGCGTGGCAACCAGTGCGGCCGCAATGGACGCAATGACAGTGCCGGCAGGGAAGCCACCTTGGTTGGCGTAGCTGATGGATGCATTGATATTCATGATGGTGTGATAACTCCGTGTTAGAAACAAAGGACGTATAGCGAACCCGTGAGGGCGGAAGAGAATGTAAACGTAACGGACGTGGTTGACCAGCCCGTAATGTACGCCGTGATACCCGACGTGGTAACGGCCGCTGTGCAAGCTGGCGGCTGGTTGAATGCTGCGCTGAACGTGATGGTGACTGCGCCAGCCGCTGTTAGGCCGGTAATCACGCAGCGGTTGTCACTGCACTTGGGGTCACGCGAGCCCGCGCTAACCGTAGGCTGCGTGCCCTTGCCGTAGGCAATCAGGTGGCCCGTACTGTTCTCCTGAATGGCGCAAGGGCCGTTGAATGCCTGCGTAGCATCCAGGGCGCCCTGCAAGCTACCGTTGGCGTCAGCAGACGACATGCAATAATTCGTGCCCGCTGGCGTAGTCGTGACCAATGCAGCCCGCTGGGTTGTGCTGTTGTTGTTGGTGGACAGGACTACGCCTTGGTTGCCCGTGCCCGCTGGGAAGTAGTTTCCGCCAACCCACGTGGGTGAATCAGTGTCAATCGTCTGGCTGGCCGTGGTGACCAAACGCCACGTGGTGCCGCCGTTGGATGCGCCGCGCGCTATGGTGATGCCCAAGTTAGTGCCGGACGGGATGACGCCACCAGCAGGGTAGAACGTTGGCCGTGACCACGCGCCCGTGTGCTCAATCCACAGTCCTTTCTGGCTGCCGGTTGTCTGGTTGGCCAGGAACACTATTTGACCATCAAACGCCGTGACGCCATCGCAAGCTTGCAAGCCCGTCAGCGTGACGTTGCCCGTGCAGCGCGTGTCAACCACGAACAGGTAAGGCCATTCCGGGTTATACAGCGGCATGTCAATGTTGGACAGGCTGCGCAAGGTCATGGTGCCCGAACTGTTGGCAGGACTGGCCACAAACTCACTTGCGCCAATGCCAGTGGCTGGGGACACCTGAATGACGGGCGTGGTGGTTGGGTTGACTACGCTGACGCTTTCCCAAGCCGGCACGCTAGCCC